GATCACACCAGGCAGGCTCAGAACGCGCCACAGCCTCAGCCCTGGCCGGGCTGGCTCAGCGTTCCGGCCTCAGCCCTTGCCCAGGTTGTAACTGACTGTCGCCCAGGTCGCAGGGTCACCCTGGCGCTGGATGGACACCCCGGCGCAGTGGGCCGGGTCCAGGTCGTAGGTGGCCTTTTGCTGGCGGGCATCCTTGCCCACCCGGACCTCGCCGTACGGCCAGTATTCGCCGCCGTTGTCTGAGCGCCAGCAGACCACCCGGAGCACCTGCTCGCCTTTGCCCTCCACACCGGCATCGCTAAAGAAGCTGATCCAGTTGTATCGGCCGTTAGCGAACGCGATCGAGTGGAACCGCTCGCCAGGCTGGATCATGCCCATATCGTCGCCCTCCTCCTCAGGTGGCTTCGGGGTCGGTGGCTGCGGCGCTGGCTGGGTGCCGCCCTTGGCCCACTCCAGCACCACATCGATCGGGAACCCGGGCCCAGGGTCACCGTGGGCGCACCCAGCCGAGCCGAGGTCCGAGTGGTAGCAGACGCCGCGCCCGGTGCCCTGGGCCTGGCTGGGGGTCAGCTTGACCAGCGGGATACCCAGGGCCTTGGACTCCTCAGCCAGCCAGTCGGCCAGGTTGCGCAGCTCAGGCTCGCGCTGGCCCAGCCAGTAGTCCCGTGACCAGGCGGCATAGCCCGACAGCTCAGCCGACACCGAGACCGAGTTGTACTGGCATTGCGTCCACGAGCCCCTGCTGCGGCTGACGCACTCCCACACTTTGCCCCGGTTGTTATCGATGCAGACCTGGGAGCTGGCCCCGACGTTGCCCTGGAAGTAGCGGGCGCAGTCGTAGGCCCCGTTCGGGCCGGTGAACCCCTCCATCGAGTGGGCCACCATCAGCCGCTTGGTGCTGCCGCCTGAGTGGTTAGGGCTCGGTGTCCAGACTCGGGTCAGCGCCATAGTGCCCGTCCTCCCTCCATCCCCGTGGCCTGGGGCCTGGCTTCGTCCAGCCCCAGGGCTCGCCCTGGACTGCCACGTCAGGCTCGGGGTACGGCTCGGGCTCCTCCAGCTCGACCGGCTCCCCGGTGGTGTACTCCTCGCCGCGGCGGACCAGCCGCCGCCCCTCCGGGTGGTCAGGTGTCCTGCGTCGGAACATCAGCTCGTCCTCTCCGGGCCACACGATAGCCCGTGGCTCCTCCAGGTGCCTGAGCACCCTGCCGAGGGTGACCAGGTTCCGCACCGTCACCAGCGTGTTGACCAGCGCCACGACCAGGGCCACCACCACGGCGGCGAAGTCCAGGTGCGCCCAGTAGAGCACGTCCTGAACCGGGGTTCCGTCCGTCAAGGCACTGTCACGCCTGGCGGCGGGTTAAGCCACTGGAGCAGGGAGCCCGAGCAGTTCAGCGTCGAGCCCGCGCCGCCCCAGGCGAAGTCGCCGTAGAGGCTGACATCCTTAGTCAGGTCCACGCCCGACGCGGCGCTGCTCATCCGGCACGCCGCGCCCATCTGCTGGGTGGACGAGGCGGGCAGCAGGTTGCCCGTGCCGAGGGCGATGATCAGCTCGCCGATCGCCTGCCACCCGGCGTTCGATCCGGCCTGGGTGAACATCAGGTGCAGCCGCCACAGCCAGTGCGGGACCTGCCCGCTGGTGAACGCCGTGTAGCCGATCGGCACGGTCGGCAGCAGCCCGGACAGCCCGGCAGTCGGGGAGTTGCCCCGCATCTGGAATGTCGGCGTGGTCGAGCCCCACGTGGCCGTGCCCCACGCGCTCAGCAGGAACCTGGCCCCGACCTGGGTAATCTTCCCGGCCGGGATGAGGAATGACCCGGTGAACTGGCTGTAGCTGGTCGAGGTGACCGGGCGGCTGGTGGTGTCGCACGGCCAGTAGGGCGGCCCTGGCGGGCTCGCCGTGGCGACCCCCGGCGTGAAGGTCATCGCTGCCGCAGTGGCCGCGCTCGCCGGGACCAGCGCGGTGCCCAGCGCCACGCCGGTCCGCCCGGTCACGGGCGAGGGCAGCCATGACAGTGACCACTGCGTCGTGGCGTCCACGTTGATGTCTGCCCACAGCACATCGGTGCGCTGGCTCGCGCCGCCAGCGGTCTGCTGGATCGTCGCGGCGGCGGTGCTGCCGATCACCGCGCTGGTGCCGTCGCCGCAGTCCACGATGGCGGTCCAGGGGCCGATGTTGACTGTCAGCCCGGACCCGGCCCCCAGCGTCGGCGGCGATTGCAGCCCGAACACTGCTCCCCCGGCGAGCGCCCGGATCACCAGCCGGTCATTGACGGCGTTGTAGTTGCCCGCCTGGCCCCAGGCGAGCAGACCTGATGGTGTGGTCATGGGTTGATCCCTCCTGGTGGTGCAGCGAGGCTGTTGTGGAAGATGCCTGCGGTCTTGCGGTGCAGCGCCGTGAGCTGAGCTGACAGCGAGGCATAGGGCCGTGGGTGCGGCAGGGTGATCGAGACTGTCCAGGTCACCGTGCCGGTCGCGGCGTCGAGCTGGAGCGCGGTCAGCCGCCCGGTCGCGTTCAGCCCGGCAGGCACCAGCGGGTCGGCCAGCGAGACCGCCACGTCGTCCCCGACCAGGTAGGTGCCCAGCAGCGGGGACATCAGCGGCATCACGACCTCCAGCGACAGCGCGGCCTGGGCGTAGCTCTGCGAGTAGGACGAGGCGTACTCGTTCAGGGTGGAGGCCACCGAGACGCCGGGCCAGTCATCGACGTGATCCAGCTCGGGCACCCCGGCCTGTGGCGCGACGATCGTGACGACTGGCTTGGTGGCTGTGGTCGGCGCGTTCGGGGCCAGGTCGCCCACTGCGAAGGTCCGGGTCCGCATCATGTCAGCGGCCCAGGTGGTCCTGAACGAGATGGCGCCGTGGGGCACCACCACCGCCAGGCCCGACGCCTGCCCGACCCGTGGGTAGGCGATCCGCAGGGTGCAGCTCGCGCCGACCCCGCCCGAGCCTGCTGCGTACTCGGACCTGAACTCCGGGCCGCTGATGACTTGCGACAGGTCAGTGAGCATCTGGGCGCGGCTGCTCTGGAGGAACGTGTATGTCCGGTCCCGGTTCTGGCCTGCCCCTGGCTGGGTGGCGATGGCCACGCCGATGTTGGACAGCGGCGAGGCCAGGTCACGCGCGATCGTGCACTGCTCGGCCCCGGTGTAGGTGTGATTGAGCGCGTACTGCTTGACCTCCAGGTAGCCGGTCAGCTCGGACAGGGAGACCGTGACTGTCTGGTTGCCCTGGTCGATCACCCCGGTCGGGCACCCGGCCCACACTGGCTGGCCCTGGTAGAACGCCCATAGCCGCCAGGTCCACAACTGCATCAGCATGGCCCTGGTCAGCGCGGACTTGCGGCTGACCGCGATGGTGGCCTCGCCCGACCCGAACCCGGATAGCTGCCAGCCAGCCGTGAACGCGACCACCTCCACCGGGCCGATGTCAGTGAACGGCGCCACCGCGCTGTCCGCATAGAAGGTCCAGGGCATCGCTCCGCCGCTGATCACGCTGGCACCTCCGCTCGCGTAGCCGGTCGCGCTTACTGCCGCTGTCCAGCTCAGGCGGACATCCCCGTTGAGCAGTGGCAGCACCAGCCCGGCCGCGCTCACCGCAGCGTCCACGCCGACCGAGGCCGCGCCCAGCTCCACGCTGAACCCGGCAGCGGCCACCGTCGCCGTCACTGCCACGCTGACACCGCCGACGCCCGCGACCAGCCCGGCCGCAGCGACCGTGACAGTCACCGGCCTGGCCGAGGTGCCCAGGAACGTGACCGAGCCCGCCGCGCTGATCGTCGCGGCCACCGGCACACTGGTGCCGCCCGTCAGGGTCAGCGACCCGGCCGCGCTGATCGTGGCCACCCAGCCGAGAGCAGCCAGCCCTCCCGTCCCGACCGCGCCGGTCGCGGCCACTGCCGCCGAGACGCTGACTGCCGAGCCGCCCGACAGGACCGGGACCACTGACCCGGCTGCGCTCACCGCAGCGGCCACCGGCACGCTGGCCGACCCGAGGAAGGTCACCGACCCCGCAGCGGCCACCGTGGCGGTGACTGGCCGGGTGGCCGAGCCCAGGACTGTGACCGAGCCCCCGGCGCTGACCGCAGCGGCCACCGGCACGCTGGCCGAGCCCAGGACTGTGACCGACCCCCCGGCGCTGACCGTGGCGGTGACCGGCCTGGTGGCCGTGCCGAGGAAGGTCACCGACCCGGCCGCGCTCACCGTCGCGGTCGCGGCTACAGCCGCGCTCTGGCTCGCCGTGAAGTAGCTGTACGAGTAGGTGCGCGGGTAGGCCCTGGTCGTGGTGCTCGGCATGAGCGGGCCGTCAGGCTGCGATAGGTGTCAGCGCGATCGACAGCGAGGTCAGGTTGAACGTCGAGCCGTTGGTGATGGCCTGGCCTGCGGCCAGCGCCCCGGAAAACAGGAAGTTACCGGAGCTGGAGGCATCCCACGCGCTGATGTGGCTGATCGTCACCGACCCGCCATCCCAGCTCGCCCACGAGGGGGTGCCGGTCATCGCCTTGGACCCGGCCGCCGCCGCGCCCCACGCCACTGCCTTCCGCGACCCGCCGACCGCGCCCGTGCACGGCGCGGTGGTCCCGGCCGCACCGGGGTCGGCGGTGTGCAACCCTGCGTAGCTGGCGGCCGGGGCGGTGAACGCCGTCCCGCCGATCATGTCCAGCCACTTATTGGCCAGGTTGGCCCCTGAGATTCCGGTCGTCATAGTGGTGCTCCTCCGAGTAGTTCCGGGCCGACGTTGAACCAGTGCCTGAAGCCGCACCCGCAGGTGAACGAGCCCGCGCTGGCCGCCAGCGCCTCCTCCACCCGCACGTGGACGATCGTCGTCTCGCCGCACGAGCACTTGACCCGGAACCGCTCGACGCCTACCTGCGCCCGCAGCAGCATCTTCACGACGCTGACGATCTTCGGGTTGATCACCTCGCCCGTCGCGTGGACGGTGAGCTGCTGATTGAACACTTGGCCTCCCTATGCCCAGGCTGACTGCCAGGTCAGCGCCACGTTCCCGGTGCCGGTCGCGTACAGCGACCAGACTGTCGTCCCGGTCGGGACCAGCAGCGGGCGCGAGCCCTGCTGGATGTAGCTGGCGCGGGTCGCCCCGCCTGGTGCCCACGCCGCGAGGGTGTCTGACTCCACGAACACGACCTCCCCGGCGATGAGGTTCTGGAGGATGATCGAGTCCGTCCCGTCAGTGACCTGCGGGGTCGAGGCCAGCGGGCCGGTGAAGGTGAGCAGCACGGGCGCGGCCACGTTGCCCGCGTTCAGCATCGACGCCGAGTTCGACGCCATCCCCGCGTAGTGCCAGCCGAACTGTCGCGGGTAGGCCCGGCCAGTGTTCGCGGACGGCACGGTCAGGGCCGCGTACTGAGGCTGCGCGTCGTAGAGCAGCGGGTCCGCCGCGGTGAGCACGACCTGCCACTGGATCGCGTTCCGGTTCAGCCACGAGACCTGGAGCTGGCCGGTGTCGGCGCGGACCTGGCAGGTGAGCGCCTGGCTGCTGCCGCTCCCGTCGTTCACCCCGATCTGGAGCGATACCTCGTCGCGCTCTGCTGCCAGCCCGCCGAGCTGCCGGGCATAGGCCAGCACTGGCGCCCGAGGCCCGGTGATGACTCCTGACAGGGTGATGTCCCGCTGGGCCAGCAGCTTGGACCCGCGCAGCACCCCGTCCGACAGGGCCAGGGCCACGTCGTTGCCGTTCAGGCCGGGGGTGCCGTACCAGCCCGCCACGTCGGTGACCACCGAGCACGAGCCGTCTGCCAGGTCGCCCGCATTCCAGTCGGTGCCCGCCCACACCACCGGGATCAGCGCCCCTGGGTAGTTCGCCATCAGGCCCTCCCGGTGGCTTGCGCCCAGCCGAGCTGCCGGGACACCGCAGCCGCAATCTCCACCTCGGACTGGCTGGCCCTCGGGTAGACGTTAATCACGATGGGCTGGCTGCGGCCCACGCCCGCGCCTGGCCCGGCCAGCGGGGTGACCAGCTCAGGCCCGGCCTCACCGAAGTGGTAGAGCTGGCCTGACTGCCCGAAGCCGGTGATCGGCTCGGTGATCATCCCTCCGGCCGCGTAGCCGTGGCCGTGCCCCAGCACCGCCGCGATGTTGGCGCCGTACCTGGCCACGGCGTAGGCGACGGCGGCGTAGATGTTGGCCAGCGGGTCAAGGATGCCCCGGCTGAGGAACGGCCCGGCGTAGGCCGCGAAGGTGGGCGGCACGACCTGCATGAGGCCCTGGCTCGGGATGCCTGCCTTGGCGTTGGAGTCCCACAGGTTGATCGCGTTCGGGTTGCCGCCGCTCTCGGTCTGCATCTGGGTCATAAAGACGCCGAACAGGTTGTCGAGCCCGAACATCTGGAGCACCGAATGCATCAGGCCACCCCAGCGGGCCACCCCGGAGCCGACGCCGCCGCCGCCGAACAGGCCCTTGAGGAACCCGCCGACCTTCCCGGCCACGCTGCCCAGCGCGGACAGGGCCTTGCCCGGCAGCGCCGTGATCGACGCGAACCCCTTGGAGAGCAGCCCGCCCAGCGCGGCAGGCCAGCCGCCGAACACCATCTTGACCAGGCCGCCCGCGTCGTGCTGGAGGCCCTTAAACAGCCCCTCGGTCAGGTTGTGGCCGACCGACTCCATCACGGTGCTCGGGGACTTGATCCCGAAGAACGACTTGACCGCGTTGACCACCGGGTCCACGACGACCCGCTTGATCCAGCCCCCGATCCCGGCCATCGCGGAGCTGATGCCGTTCAGCAGCCCGCTGATCATGGACCCGCCGAGGGACACCCACGCCTGGACGCTCGCGACACCCCACGCCGCGATCTGGCCCGGTAGCCGTGAGAACCAGCCCGACAGGTTGGTCCAGGCATTGCTCAGGGCCGTCGAGATGGCATTCACGACGTTGGACCACCAGCGCTGCACGGTGGAGGTCACCGAGGAGGCGATGCCGCCGATAAAGCTGGCGATGGAGGTGAACACTGACCTGACGATGTGCTCGACCGCGCCGACCGTGCTGGTGATGAAATTCCGGATCTGAGTCCAGTAGCGGATGATCAGCACCACGGCCAGGCCGACCGGCCCGGTCAGGATGCCCACGATCAGCGGCCAGTTCCGCGACAGCCAGGCCAGCAGCGTGCGGAAGATGCCGGGAATCGTGACCGCGAAAAACTGGGTGAACGGCCCGGCAAACCACTTGACCACGGCCATCACGGCATCCCTGACCCCGTAGAACGCCGCCTCCACGATCACCCGGAAGGTCCGCGATCGGGTCCACAGCAGGTAGAGCCCGACCCCGAGGGCGATGATCGCGGCGATGATCAGGACGACGGGGCCGAGGCTCGCCTCCATCACGATGGCCCACGCCTCTTGAGCCGCCTTCACCACTTCGATCGCCTTGGCCAGCAGGTAGAGGGTGCCCACGAACGTGGCGAGCGCCCCGGCCAGGGGGACCACCCACGCCTTGTTTTGCGCCAGCCAGTGGCCGAAGGTCTGGAGCGCCGGGATGCCGACGTTGGTCATCCAGGTGGCCACCGCCCCGATCACGGGGAGCAGCGCCGTGCCTGCCTGGACTGCGAGCTCGTGCGTGGCGACGTGCAGCCGCTCCATCGGGGTGGCGTAGGCTGCTGCCGCCCCGGCGAACTGCGCGTTGAGCTGACCGAGGATCATCTTCTGAGCGCCGAGGGTGTCCCCGGACTTGACCATCGCCTTGATCTGCTCTTTTTGCTGCTCGGTGAACTGGACCCCGACGCGGGTCAGTGAGGCCATCCCCTTAACCGGGTCGTTCAGGGCCTTGCCCAGGATCACGGCCTTGGCCCGCAGATCGTCGGCGGTGGGAGTCGCGCCGGTCAGCGCTGCGGTCATGTCGGTCAGGGTGGTGGTGGCCTGGCTGAATACGTCGTTGCCCTTGCCGGTCTCATTGCGGATGTTGCGGAACGACAGGAGCATGTTCTCGCCCGACCTGGTGGCCTCGGCGTCCACGCCGGACTTTTTCATGATCGAGTCGGCCAGCTCGGAGACCTGCTCGGCGCTGACGTGGGCCACGCCGCCCGTGGACTTGACCACCGCCTCGGTCCGCTTGGTGATCGTCTCGGACTGCTCGGCGGCCTCAAGGATGTGCTCGCCGATCTTCTCCGCAGCCACCACAGCAGCCAGCTCGAGAAATCCCTTGCCCCAGGCTGACCCAGCGGCCTTGCCGCCTTTCTCCCCGGCCTCCTTGGAGGCTTTCTCCACTGCCGGGGCGACCTTGGTCGTGACCGCGTAGACATCGACACCCAGCGACCCGTAGGCGTAACCCGGCATCGTGGGTCACCACCACTCCGTCCATCCCTGCGATAATCCCGATCGCATCAGCCAGCGACCCTGCCGGGCGCAGCTCCGGGTACTCGCGCTGGGCCTGCTCGCGCAGGTCCGGCCGGTTGTCGGGAGCCCCGCGCCGCGGCGGCGGGCCAGCCTGGAATGTCCGGGGCCTCCGTGGCGGGCGGCGCAGCGGGCTGGGCCGGGCCTGGTTGCTGCCAGCGATCTTCGCCGTGACCCAGGTGAGGTCGGCTACGTGGTCGATGAGCAGTGCCAGCAGCTCGGCCTCATCTGACCAGACCTCACCCAGCCGCCGTGCTGCTGGCGGCATCCGCTCCAGCAGCACGAACACCCGCCGCATCGACACCTGGGGGTCCAGGGTGTCGATGCCGTAGGCGGCGAGCATCGCAGCCTCTACATCCGGGTCGAAACGGGCTGCTGCGACTGCGATGAGTTTGGGAGGCCACCCATCCCGGCTGCCTTGCCGATGGCGTCGAACAGGGTGTTGAGGTCCCCGATGGTGATGCCGGTCGCGGCGATCTGCGCGTAGGCGTCGGCGCCGAGCAGGGCGCCCATCGCAGCGGCCAGGTTGCCCTCGGACATCGAGGTCATGGCCGTCAGCGGCCACTCAGTCGCCGGGGGCACCGTGTAGGTCTGGCCGTGCCAGGTGAAAGCGAACGGCTCAGCATTGGCCTCGGCCCGTGCCGCAGCAGCAGCAGAGTCCAGGTCGAATGCGCCGGAACCGTTCGCCCCGGCCCGGGTCACGCCGCCTTCTTGGCCCCGCCGTTGCGCGGGTCCTCGGGCGCGAGCCCGGCCAGCTCAGCGGCGAAGGTGGTCGGGGTCGCGCCGACCGAGACGTGGCCCATCACCCCGGCGTTGTCCAGCGCGGTGAGGGTGACCTCCAGCGGGACCGCTGCGCCCTTGGCGATCGTCATGTCACCTGTGACAGTCAGGCTGGCCCTGGTGAACCCGACCCGCATCACGCGCTGGTCCAGGCTGTCCACCGCCACGGCCATGATGTTCTGCGGCTGGCCAGTGATGATGTCCATCTCGAACGACCCGTCAGCGACCGGCACCGGCTGGGGCTGGTCGAAGTAGAGCGCCACGGTCTGCGGGTTGACCTGCCACAGGATGAACTTCATCGTGATCAGTTTCTCGGTGACCACCGAGCGGATCGGAACCCGCGACTGCCAGGGCACGATGTCCTGCTTGGTGAGGGACTGGCCGACCGTGACCCCCTGGTCGGAGACGTAGCCGAGCAGCGCCCACGGCGAGGCGAACGGCGAGGCGGCGGTGACTGGCATCGCGGTGCCTGCCGGGGCGAGCCACAGGCCGTTTCCGTTGGCCGTGCCGATCTGCAATTCCTTGGGGGTCAGCACCGGCACGTAGGCCGCCTGCTGGCTGGGACCTGACATTGGCGTTCCTTTCGATCAAGCCGCTGGATGCGCCGTGAGCGCGTAGCGGGCGACGTAGCGTGGTGCGCCGTCGGGGTCGGGCAACCAGAACGGCCCTTCCGCGACGACCACGCGGCAGACGACGCCGTGGGGCCAGGAGGTGGCCCACGGCAGTGCGCAGATGGCCTGGCGGGCGGCGTCGGCGCGAGCTGCCGCGTCGTGCCTGCTGCCTGCCCGGCAATCGACCTGGACGTAGGTGGTGGACAGCCAGCCGGGCGGGTCGCCCTCGATGACTGAGTAGGACCAGGACGTGACCCCGCCGAGGGCCTGGACTGTCTGCCAGACGAGCAGCTCCATATCGGGCCGGGCGTAGTCCAGGGCCGGGTCGTGGCCTGGCGGCAGCGGCAGCAGGGTGACTGACCCGGCTGCGGACACTGTGGCAGTCACCGGCCTGGCCGCTGCCGGGCTCATTCGTGCCTCGCCCTGGCCAGGGCCCGGCCCATCATGGCGGCGCCGCGCATGAACCTGGTTCCGTACTCGACGTAACGGGCATAGGGCACATCGGTGGAGACCCGGTAGGACGCCTCGTGCGACTTCTCGACGGTCCACGAGGCCGCGAGCTGGCCAGTGAGCACAGGTGTGAGCGCCGAGGCGTCGTGCGCCACCTGGTCGGCCTTCTCGCGCATGTTCGGATCGACCGCCAGGCGCGGGGCCTCAGGGTTGGTCACCCGGAAGGTGCTAGCCATCAGCCGTAGTCCGTGCTGTCGTCGCGGGCGATGGAGGCCACCCAGCAGTCCAGCCCGCCGCCCACCGGGTCGATGACCAGCCGGGTATTGGTGAGCACCCAGCGGTGGCCGCGTACCTGGGCGGTCATCCCGTCTGCGGGCTGCGCGTCGGGCGGCAGGAACAGCGCCCCGGATTCCAGCCGGGCCGGGCCGAACATGCCAGTGCCGCCGCCGACCTCGGAGCGCGGGTCTGACTGTCCTGCCGCGAGCTGGAGGTTGCCCTGCCCGGACCAGGCCGCAGTCGTACCCGGCCTGGTCCAGCCGCGCTCATCGGCCGTGCCGGGCGGGTAGAGGTCCACCTGGTCAGGGGCCAGCAGCAGGCTCACGAGACCACCACCACCTGGCTGGCCGAGCCCTGCCCGCCGTTCTCGTCGGTCACGGTCAAGGTGATGGTGTAGCTGCCGGGCGCGGTGGGCTGCCACTGGACCACCGGCCCGGCCGAGCTGGTGACGATGGCCCCGGACCAGTCGTAGCGGACGATCAGGGTTCCGCCGCCTCCTGCTGAGGTGCTGCCGTCCAGGGTCACCCAGGTGTTGGCGGCAGGCTGGGCCGGGCTCCAGGTGAACGCCGCGAGCGGCTGCGGCTGGCTGACTTCCCACCACGCCAGCTCCCTGGCCGGGAGCATCGGCGGCGGGGCGAGCTGCATCGGGATGCCGAGCACCTGGCCCGTCACGAACGAGCGGTGCCAGGCGGCACGCTGGAGGGCCAGGCCGTAGTCCCCGCCCGGCTGGGCCGGGCTGTAGGTCACCGACTGGGAGCCCGTGGCCACCGCCGCGACCACCGGAGTGGGCGGCAGGGTGGCCGCGTACGCCTCCCACTGGAGCGCCGCGCACAGGTGTGCGTCGATGCTCCAGTAGGTGTCAGCGATGCACTGGGCGGTGGTGGCGTCCAGCCCTCCAGCCGTGGGCGGGTCCAGCGGCGGCGCCCACGTCTGCCAGGTGATGCAGGGCGTGCTCACTTGGCCGACTTGGCTCCCTGCGGCGCGGGCTCGTCAGCCCCCGCCAGGGTCGGGGTGACCTTGGCCACCAGCGCGGCCTTGGCGAACGGGTTGGCCCCGGCAGGAACCCGGACAGTCACCGGCTTGACGATGACGCAGCCGAATCTTGCCCACACCTTGAGCGGAGTCTGGTTGTCCTGAAAACCGCTGATCAGGACCTTGCCGGTGCCGTCATGCACCACCGCGCTGGGGTCCATCGCATACCTGATGTCCTGCCGCACGCCGATGAAAAGCCAGGTGAAATCGCCGGTAAAGAAGTCCGCGTTCGTGCCGCCGGTCTGGGTGAAGGTGTTATACGTGATCGGCACCCCGTACATGGTCGGGATCACCGAGTCACCGGCCTGCTGGGTGCCCAGCAGCAGCTCGTTCTGGGTGGTCCTGACCCCGCGCAGCAGGGACCTGACTGTCACGTCGGCAGAGTGGCCGGTGACGTTGAGGCCCCCGGCTTCCACCGCGCCCATCGCCGCGTTGATGGTGCCGATTGCGTCGGTGGTGGCTGCCGCGATGGGCGCGGCCACGGCGTTGAGCCCGCCGACTGGGTAGGTGGCCGGTGCGCCCACGCCCCAGAACACCGCCGCGTCCAGGGCCACCCCGATGGCCTCCGCGATCCTGGGCCTGACGTAGCTCCAGAGATTGATCGTGGAGTCCTCAAGGTACTGGTCGGGGATCGCGGTGATGGCGGCGACCTCCTCCGCGTGCAGCGTCGCGGTCTGGAGGCCGATGTCGGTCCAGGGCTTCGCGCCGCCGACCGCTGAGACGAAGCTGGCCGTGGGCAGGGTCTTGGGGATCGGCATGTTCGAGATGGAGGTGCCCATCGGAATGAGGTTGCCGAGCTGGAGCGCCGACGACGCCCGCACAGCCTCCTCGATGATCTGGGTGGAAAACTCCGGGGGGATGATCCCCGAGAAGTCGAGCGGAGGTGCCATCGGTAGCTCCAGCGTGATCGCATGGTCAGGTCACGCCGCTTTCGTGCCACCAGGCCGGGGCTGGCATCACGCCTCACCCTGGCCGGGCCTCGGAATCACTCCTCGTGGAGCACCCGGATTCGGCTACCGGCTGCCGCTGGCATCACACCTCACGGCATCACCGGCCAGTCTGCACCCGGCGCGGCCTGGTCGTCCAGCCGGGCCGGGCTCTATCCTGGCGGCGTGGCGACTTTCACCGTGACTGCCGTCCTCGACCCGATGGACCGGCGCATCGTCCAGTTCACGACCGGCAGGGCTGAGCCAGCGCTGGCCTGGTCATTCGATTCGGCCAGGGACGGCGGCGGGCACCTGCTCCGCATTCCGAACCCTGCGCACCGCTATGCCGGGGACGGGACCTACACCGTCCAGGTGGCCGCGCCGAACGGGGACACCGGCTCAGTCATCGTGACCATCGGCCCCCGCCAGGTCACTGGGGTGAGCCCGGCCACGGGCGGGGTCGCGGGCGGCACGGTGGTGACGATCACGGGCATCGGCCTGACCGGCGCGACCGGGGTCCAGTTCGGGGGCGTGGCGGGAACGGCGTTCAGTGTCGTGTCTGACTCTGAGGTCATCGTCACCGCTCCTGCCCACGCGGCCGGGGTGGTCGATGTGACCGTGCTGCATCCTGCCGGGAACGTGGTCAAGGGCGGCGCGTTTACCTACGCCTAGACGACCCACCTGGGCAGCCTGCGGAGCAGGGCGCACAACCGGCTGCACGTCAGGGAGCCCGGCCGCGCCGGTCGGGCCAGGCAGGTGATGCACAGCACCTCGCCGGGCTCCTCCCAGTCGGGCTCAGCCGGGCTCACCGCCGCCTGACTCTGCGGAGCCAGTCATTGTCGCCATCGGTGGGCACGGGCTGGCGGACACCACCGGGGATGCGCCCAGGAGGCGGCGGGGCCTCGGGCACGGTGGCGAGCTGGTCCACCAGCGCCGCGATGGCCTTGCGGTCGGGCTCCCCGGTGCGGGTCAGCAGCTTGGCCAGGTCGATCACTGCCAGCGCGGCCTCAGGGTTGACCAGCCGCCCGGTGGCCAGGGCGCGGAACTCGGCAGCAGCCAGCCGCCTGGCCGCGACTGCCTCAGCCTCGGCCTTGCCCTCGGCCCTGGCCGCCGCGAGGGCCTTTTCGGCATCGCTCATGGTGGTGGCCTTGAGCGCGGCCAGCTCAGCCTCGATGGCCTTGCGTGCCTGCCGCTCAGCCTCCAGCGTGGCGGTGACCCTGGCCAGGTCGTCGGGTCCTGGCGGCGGCTCAGGCGGCTGGGGTGGAGCTGGAGCTGGAGCTGGTGGAGCTGGAGCTGGTGGAGCTGGAGGCCCTGCCGGGGGTGCGGGCTGCGGCGGGGCTGGTGTCGTCATGGTGTCTCCTCACGTCACGGGGTCGGCTGGGGCTCCTCGGGGGCGGGCAGCGGCACGGGCGGGACTGGCGGCTGAGCCCCCGGCACGGCAGTGGTGGGCGGCGGCACGCCGGGCAGGCCCTCAGCCTCCCGCATCGCCTGCCACGCCTCGACCTCCTGCGGGGTCGCGCCCCACCGCTGCCACAGCACCGGGGTGGGCACGCCGAGCGCGGCCATCTTGACCAGGGCATCGACCCGCTGGCCCTCGCTGCGGGTCTCGAAGTCGGCCCAGACTGTCTCGGCCTCGATGTTGGCCGCGGCGGCGCTGCCGGTCAGGCCGAGCGCGATCCGCATGACCTCCTCCCAGCCCTCGCCCAGGTGGGTGGCCCGGTCCTCGCACTTGGCGACCAGGCCCACCTCAGCGGCCTTGATCGCGTCGGCGGCGAGATTGATCATCTTGCCCATCAGGTAGTGGGCGGGGGTCCTGCTGATCGCCGCGAGGTGGACGACATCCTGTTCGACGCTGGCCAGGTAGCCGGTCAGGGTGGACTCCGCGAACGACCCGAACCGGCTGGCCGGGTCCTCGGATGCCAGGAGCCTGTTCGCGCCGATGTCGAACGGGCGCTCGACCACCACGGTGCTGGTGCCGTCTGCACCCTTGATCACATCGCGGGCGATTTTCACCCCTGTGGCCCAGACCTGCCTAAATGCCCCGTAATCGCTGCTCACCATGCGGGTGAAAACTGTCGTGTTGATGCGGTCGATGATGGTGGTCACTGGCTCCAGCTCAGCCCTGGGCGGGCCGAGGGTGCGCGGCTGGGGCACCAGCTCGACCATGCCGACCACCCCGGCAGGGTTCGGGGCCAGCTCGGGCTCATCCATCGGGGCGCCAGGCCACCAGGTCACGATCCAGTCCGGGGTGATCAGCACCTCGGTGACTGTCCCGGCCTGGAGGGTGCCGGTCTGCCAGGTCCAGTCGTTCATCCCGTAGTTGACCTCGGCGCCGAACCGCTTATACCCGGCCACCCGCCTGCGGCGGTTCCCCGGCTCGTACAGCACGGTGGCCTGGTAGGGCGACTCGGCGGTGATGGACACCCCGGTGGGGTTGTCGTCGTCGGGCTGGA